ACCGCCGACAGATGGAAAGACTGGAAGCACGTTGCAAGCGAACACTGCCCCGGTGACGGCTGTGAGTGATACTGCGAGAGTCGTGTTAGGTGATGATTCGCAAGCTGTCCAGAGTGCTTCGCAGAGTGATCCTGAAGCTCCCCAGTCTGCAAGCATTTCGACTTCGAGAGTCCACTGATCGTCCACCGCTTTGTAGGCGCGGCCGTCTAGTGTCTGAAAAGTTTCGATGATGTGTTCATTGGAAAGTGTTACGGAAGACGCTTGTGCGTCGTAGCTTGTGGTCGCGATCGTCAAGGCGAGATCGCGTCCGGTGATGACGGTCGTTGGCATAGCTGCTCCTAGTTAGTTTGTGTGTATTGCGTAGAGAGCTCGATTTCGCAAGCGAGAATCTCTGACGCGCCGATTGTTAAAGGGACAGGATTAGACACAGAGCCCACTGTGTAACCTGACGGAATAACCGCCAGAATGCTCATGACCAGCTGTTCGATGTTGTCGAGTGCAGCTGCGTTCGAGTGCATAGCCACTCCCACAGTGATCACAAGATTCACGCGGACGCGTGTAGATGTGCCGATGAGATTGGCTTCAAGATATGGATTCGAAGGTACGACCGCCGCGAATGGGACGATGGGTGCTTCTGGGACAGAGTCGTATGTGTTCGCAGCTACGTTCGCGATGGCTGTCTTAATTGCTCCGCGGACGCTTGTGGCGATTGTGCTCGCTGGCATTAGCCGACCATCGATCCAGTATCGACAAGGTTTCCAAGTAACCCGATCACGCGATTCATTAGACCGCGACCCATGCGATACGGAGTTACTTGGAAGTCTACGCCTTCGATTTGACCGCCGGCAGCTGTGCGAGATTGGAAGACTTCAACGGAGACGGCAAGAATTGCGCTCTCGACGTTGGCGTTCCCTACGTAATAAGTGGCCGCACCATAGCCGGATAAGGTTGCAGTGCCGTTCGGAATGATCGGACGGATCGCGACATCTGCGTTTGTTAGTGCAGCCGTAAAGTATTTATCTTCAGCCTTGACGACTGTGTGAGTCGCGCTGAATGGTGATGGAAGTCCCGCTACGACGACAGAATCGCCGGCGACGAAGTTGTGTGCGCTTCGAGTGTAGAAGAAAGCGACGTTTGAGACGAGCTTGTATTCCACGACGGCAGAAGAATTTTGGACGAGAAGCGGAAGAATTACACCCTGCGCTGTGTCGATGATGTCGTCCAAGTAAGCGTCATTGTAGAGAGAAGAGCTCACGCCAAGCACTGATCGAAGCGATGACGCCGAGACTATTGCTGACATGAGCTCTTCCCTTTCTACTGCTCGGCCACCTCGGGAGCGAAGCGGCCGATGATTGATTTAGGCGATTAAGCCTTGTTGACCTTGAATGCGCCTGCGCCGATCTTGGTAGCGATTGCACCATAACCGTACATAGCGATCGAGATCTGGCCTGTTGCCACTACGTCAGCGCGGAGCTGATAAGTAGGTGACTCATACCATGTGTAAGCCTCTGGATTTACGATCAAGATAGATCCATCGGTGTCTGTGCCCGCAGCTGTGTTCGCTGTGACATAGAGATCAAGTCCGGCGATGTTTCCGCGGATTGAAGTAGGTGTTACGACGCCGCCAGCATTTTGTGGCTGTGAAGCGTTGTAAATTGGACGGCCAGAGTCGTTTAGTGACATCGCGTTTGCCCACTGTGAAGTGTTCATGATGATGTTCTTAGCGAAGCCCTGTGTGCCTGCATAGACTGAAGCTGCACCGCGAGCGACGAAGCCAAGAAGCTCCGCAGCTGTTGGATATGTTGTGATTGTTGTGCCGTCAGCTGACGCGCCAGCGATAAGAGCTGCGTTGACAGCTGTATCTGTGACCTTCGCGTATTGCGCGGCCAAATTTTTCATCAATTCGTCGATGAAGAGTGGTGAAGAGCGATCGAAGAGCTCGACTGAGAAAGTCTGCGCTCCTGCGTACTTCTTGACATCTACTGTCACGAATGCCGCATTCTGATCGACGTCTTCGATTGTTCCGGCTTCAGCTTCTACTGTGACACCTGGAAGCTGTGTGATCTTAGGGATCTCGAAGCTCATGCCTGCGTCTGGAAGTGTGCCGCGTGTAATCGCGTCGATGTTTGAACGTGTCGCATTAGCGAGTCCGTTGATTACGGTTGTCATCTGGCGAGTAGGGATCAGACCTGCGTTGTCAGTTGTATCGCTTGCGGCGGCTACGTACTGGCGAGCTTCTTCTGAACCGAGTGAAGCCTTGATTGTGTTTTCGAGAAGTTTTGCTGGAGTGAATTCAAGACGTGGCTTCGTTGTGAAGCTTCCGACTGACTTCGCTGCTGCTGTGACTGACTGTGCGGCTTCTACCGTCTCGACGGTGTCCGCGTTTGTGACGGTGTTTTCCACTGCGTCTCCTTCTGTTGTTGGTGTTGGTGTTTCTTCTGATTCAGCTTCCGCCGGATCAGAGATCTCTTCTTCTGCGATTTCCGCGGCGACTTGCGAGACTCTCGCAGATCGTACGGCTGGCTCTGTGACAAGTGCGACGCCTGTGAGCTCGCCTGCTAAGACTTTCATCGATCCGTCTGCCTGTGACACGTAATCGCTGACCGAAAGTTCCACACTGAATCCGTCGCGGAGTCCAGTTGCAGCTTCTTCGAGTGCGTCTGTGCCGGCAGTAGTGTTCGCGATCTTGAAAGTCGCTTCGATTGACTTGCCATCTGGAGATAAGCTCATGTCAAGAGTTTTTCCGATTCTGCGCTTGTAATCGTGCTCCAAGTTAAGGAATACCGGAGTCGGCTCGATTGATCCTTCAGCGAAGACGACCTTTCCTGTGCTCGCATTAGCCGGCTCATTGAATGCAACGATTCGACCTTTGATTGTGCGCTCTTGCGAATCCGCAGCTGTGAGCTGGAGTGGCATAGTGAGCTTCATTTCGTTTCCCTTCATTAGCTGATCAGATCTTCTTCTTGACGAATCTCTTCGACTGACATCGCTCCGATTCGATTGAGAATTTCGTACACTTGCGCTCTTTCGTAAGGATTGCCACGCAAGAAGTCGTCAAGTGAGAATCGGACGTACTGCGAAGCTGGAGTGAAGTCTGTAAGTGAGAGACGCTGCTCGATGACTGTCATGATTGGACGAATTGAGAAGTCCACAAGATCGCGTCGCTGATTGATTGCGTTCGAGTATGTCATCGATGACGGATCAGCTGAAGCGAACCAAGCCGGAAGGCCGATGGCACGACAGAGCTCGAGTGCGAGATATTGACGAGCTTCGTTGAGCTGAAGATTCTTTGGATCGTATCCGTAGCTCTCGAGAGACACGTCAGCGTTTAAGAATGCAGTCGAAGATTCTTGACGAGCACGACGCCAGCCGGCGAGAAGTGCAGAGACACGATCCTTCGGAAGATTGACTCCGTTAGATTTCAAGACTGTCTGTGGAATTGGATTGATTGCGAAGTTGTAGGCAGCCTTCTCGAGTGCGTGAGCTGCGCGTACTGTGCGGCCTGCGCGATTCAGTAAGCCTTCATCGAGTCCACCGAATACGACAAGATCTTCAGATGGCACTGGAGTTCCGTCGATGTAATAGCCTTCGATTTGTGTGCCGTTGACATTTGTCTTCAAAGTTACGCGTTCCGGTGCTACACGTTCCATCGCTTGAATTCTGCCGGTATCGGCATATCTACTCATGACGTACGCGAACGCGCTAGGCCTGAAGAGGAGATCTTCCGAGATCCATGCCCAGAATTCCGCGCCAGTGATTCGTGGATCTGGCTGACGAATAACACGTGGCTGTTCGACTTTCATTCCGGAAGCTTTGTCGTAAGTGTGCAATTCGAAGCTGGCCACAGTCGAGCAAATAATTCCGCGTGATCTTGCGATTACTGGGACGCCCATAGCTTCGGATCGAGTAGCTGATTGGCCATTCGTGAAGTACGGAGATCCGAGAGAATCGATTGAATTAACTGGAGCAAGAGAAGCCATTACTTCGACGTCGCTAATCAGTGAAGGCTTGTCAGCTTCCACTTGTGACTTCGTGAATAATCCCATGCGGAGAATTTTAGAGATCCGATACCTTTATCCGATCATAATGTCAAGATCCGTCTCTGGGCGTGTCGCGAAGTGTGTGACAAGCGCAGATGCAACCGTCGCGCAGACAGTCGACTGTGAAGCTTTCCGCCCGATAGTCCAGCCACCATCGCCGAACGGCAACTTCGCCGCAGAGAGAACTTGCTTTGTCAGTTCCGGCTGATTCTTGTGGCGTAATCTTTTCGATGTTATTGCTCCCAGTAATTCGTCGCAAGCTTGGCCGTACAGATTGCCGTCGATGTCCGTGATCGGGATTCCGGCTGGCACAAGTCTAGCCGCCACAGCTGAAGACGTACGCTTTGAATATGCCACGACTTCGACCGGCCATTCTCGGCAGTAATTAGCGACATCGTTAGCGATCGCCTTGTCATCGAGTGAGACTGGATTGTGCCAAGTGTGAAGAAGCTTCACGAAGAAGTTTTCGCCATCGAGAGTCTGGCCAGCTACGAGAGCCGCCGATCTTCTGTCCGGTGAGCAGTCGAGTCCGAGATAGGTGATCTTCTCCGGATCAAGATCTAAGTCTGGAGATCCACACTCTGACCATTCATGCGCCGGAATAGCTGCCGACATTGTGGCCACAGGGACGCACAAGACTTCGGTCTTGACGACGTCCAGCGGATCATTGAGTACGGCGCGGATATTGTCTCGGTGAATTGTGTGGCCGAGTGCCGGATTGCTCTTGGCGATACCCTTCCAGAATTCTTCAGAGTCATCGAGCTTCTCATAGTGGGACGACCATTCGAAGAAGCCGATGTCGTCATTCGCTCCGGCCATCGCAGCCAAGCCGCGTTCGCGTAGCTGATTCAGGATCAGGGAATGCTGATCACCTTGATTTGAGTAAGTCCACAGCTGCGGATTCTCCGCCGCCATCATCGTGTATCGCATAGAAGCCCAAGTCGATTCGTCTTTAAGCTCTCGGGTTTCGTCGATGTGAACCGTCTCCGGCTTTGAGATACCGCGAGCGGCAGAAGCTCCAGCCTTGACCATGTACCGCGTACCGTGGAGCGTCTCGATCTCTTCTGATCCATGAGCCCATCGAATGCGCTTGACTTGCTTGGCCAGACCATCATTGGCTTCGATTGTGTCCACTAGATCTCTGAAAGTTTCCAGAGAAGTCGTGAGCCGGTGAGCTGTGCCGATCTGGAGTGGATTCTTCCATTCGAAGAGCCCCATGAGAATTCTTTGCTTCATGATCGTCGTCTTTCCATTCTGACGAGCTACGACGACAGCGATCAGCGGGTGAAGCCACCGGCCATCTGGCTTCGTGCGATGAGCCTGAAGTGCTAGCCATTCTTGCCACGGCAGAAGCGGCTTGCCGATGGAGTTCGAGAAGTCGATAAGCTCTTGGCCAAGCGTGGGCAGATCATCGCGAAGTCTGGAGTGTAAGCGTGGAGTCGGAGAGCCATAGAGCGGCTCTGGAGTGGCTTCAATTCCCGATGTGAGCCCGATAGAGCCACTTTGAACCAGTTCGAGCCTTCTTGTACCTTCTGCGTCTTTATTCATGCCTATTCGATTCGTTTGGTGGTGAAAGAAGACCGC